TAATATACGAACCAATTAAAAACTTAACAGATCTTTACTTACAATATAATCCAAACAACGTTTTAAGACTTCAGTCTGCTGACTCATTCTTTAGTTCTTTGGCTATAACACTTGCCAACTATCTTCCAAAATATGGCAACGGCTATGATTTGATCGGAAATAACCCAGACTTAACAAAAAGAGTAAAGGTCTACAATGGAAAGTCTATATACATCGACCCAATAAGCGGAGACCTTGTGATTAATCAAGTAAACGTAAAGGAAAATGAGCAGGTAGAGGTTGAAATATTAACTGCTGGAGGGACTTATGATGATACAATGTACTAGGGGAGTAATTAATGATAACTAATGTAGGCAAAAACATCTTGGCAAAATACCTTGTTGGGCAGACCACATCCTATGCATCTCATATTGCCATAGGCTGCGGAACAAAGCCAGTTGCCTCTGACTATACATTTAGTCCTGCCGAGTTACTGGCCATGAAAAATAAAGAGTCTTTAGAATTTGAAATGATTCGCATGCCTATTGTATCTAGAGGCTTTGTTGATGAGGACGGGTTGTCAAAGGTTGTGCTTACCGCAGAACTTCCAACCCAAGAAAGATACGAGATTACCGAAGTAGGTATATTTTCTGCAGCATCAAATCCAGCAGCAGGAGCATTTGATAGCAGAGTGGTTTACTCTTTTTCAGATACAGACAACTGGAGATACAGTATTGATGGAGAATCTCCTACTAACATTTTTGTAGAATATGGTCCTCTAGATGGAGAGAGTAATAACGGAAATATTATTCAGACACCAAAGGTTTTTGCAACAAATGCAGACAATAGAATTTTTACAGATGAAGATAGAGTTGGTCGAAATGAAAGATGTAGATTTTTAAATAACATTATTGCAATGAGAGGCGACACATCAACCCTTTCCTATAACCCACAGGGCACTATGGTTGGAACAACTGGATCAGATTATATTATTTTAGATCCAACAGTTATTGATTTTACAAAGAATAGTCCATTAGACGAACTCAAACTTGCATTTTCTGTTGTTAATAAAACTGCTAACTCTTTAGTTGTTCCAGATAATGTTAAAATACTTTTGCAGTTTTCTCACACTGTATCCAATGTGGGCGTTCAGTATGCAAACTTTGAAGTAGACATCGATAATACAGGATACGCAAGTGGAACATCTGAAAACGAACATAATTTTCAAAACAATAGGTACGTTGTTGTAAATAAAACTTTTCAAGAATTAGACAAAAGTTTAAGATTTAACTGGGCTGAGGTTACAACAGCAAAGATTTTTGTTACTGTTACTAAAGATGGTTTGCCATCTGATTCTTTTTATGTTTGTCTAGATGCGCTAAGAGTTGAAAATAATACAGCAACAAATTCTTTATACGGTTTAACTGGGTACTCTGTAATTAAAAATGTACAGTCTAGACCAATCATAAAATCAGCAAATACAACAAACTACATAGAGTTTAGATTTGCACTGGACGTTTAGCCATGGCAATTACACCAGATCCTGGAATTAAAAATGTTGTTATTAAAAAACAGTCACTAGGAAAGGTGACAGGAAATAACAAAACTGTTTTAAGATTTAGAATAGTTGCAGAAGACAAGAACAGAAAGTCTGCTTATTCTCCAATAGTCTTTACTCAATCAGAAGAGGTTGAGGCTGGTACTGGAGATTTAAGACAATTGGGAAATACTTTGTTTCTTAGTTGGGACCCTGGAAATCTTTCTACACAAATACTATATGATATTTTTGTTGGCTTTGACTCTGCTAATCCAACCTATAGAGCAACAACTGGATCGACTAACTATTCATTTTTAAAAACTGGAACAACTTCAGTTAGGGCTGTTGTTCAAGTATCTTCAATAAATCCAACATTTAATCAATCATTAACTATTTATGATTCTGGAACTGAGAGTCTGGTATAATTATATTATGGCAATTTTACCCGTACCAGAACGAGGACAGCCCTTAGACGTAACCTACATCTATCAGATTGTTAAGGCTGTTAATGATTTATCAACTCAGGCTTCTACATCTGTTAATAAGTATGTTACGGTTGATACACCAAATGCAGGCAAGCAAAGCGTTAAAACTTCAGAGGCAAGAGTTATTGGTGGCTATGTTCGAGTTACAAATGGCGAAAGCCAGACTGCTGGCTCATCTCGTACATTTTCTTATTCTTTCCCAACTGAGTTTAAGTTTGTTCCAATTGTAACAGCAACTCCTGTGAGTATTGGAACTTCTTCCGACGCTGGAAAAGATGTTGTAGTTACTCTTTCTAGCGTAACCACTTCAAGTATAGAGGGATCAGTCAAGTTTAACATTGGCGGAATAACAAGTGTTGGTATTAACCTTATTGCAATAGGTATCCCTAACTGATGATTTTTTGTAAAAAATGTAAAGGTAGAATGTTTATAGATAGACAGTATACCGAAATAAATAATCTAGAAATGTACTGCATGTCTTGTGGATCACGAGCATTCTTTCATCCACCAAGCAATTCTCAGGAGGGCCGATGGCTATTAAAAAGGGAACAATTGAGAGCGAAGGCTACAATGTCCTCCCTGTAATTCCAGGGAATAAAAAGGTTTGGTTTCTTAATGGAGACCTAGTAAGAATACATCATCTGAACAAGTCTAATGGGATTATGTCTGTTTATAATATTACAAAGGATCAGATTGAAAGTTGTTTAATTAGTGATTTTAAAAATAAAAGAGAAAGGTCCTACACGGTAGGTCAGACTGCTGATTTAGTTAATCGTCATAAAAAATATATGCCATCACTAATGAAACGAGGAGTCATTCCATTTCCAACGGGATCTCAAAAGGGTGGAGCCAGAGGATTTCAAGTAAGATCATATTACTCCGAATCGCAAGTAAGAGAGATACGTGATATACTTGCTTCATACCACATTGGTAGACCAAGAAAAGATAAATTAATTACTAATGATATTACGCCTAGTAAGCAAGAGTTGACACGCAGGATGGGCGATGGTATACTTACATATAGAAGAACAGAAGACGGACAGTTTGTTCCAATTTGGAGCGAGTCTATTTAACGAAGGGTATAAAATGGAAAACGAAGAGACAAAGGTATCTGTTACACTTGGATACACACTTAACCTTGGCAACTTTCAATCACTAAGACTTGATCTTGGTGTTGTTGATTCAAGACGCAATGGAGAAACCCCAGATCAAGCATTTGAGCGAGTCTACAAGTTTGTTGAAGACAAGTTAACTGCCAAGATTCTAGAAGCACAATCCGAGGCTGAAGAAAAGTAATGGCCGAACGCAAAGACCGTATGGCTTTGCTTTCAAGATACAGCAAGTATCATACCGCAAGGTACGAATCAAAGCCATCTCTAAACTTAAATGTAGAACAATGGGCATCTGATGCTCTTGTTGAGTCCTACACATTGCCAGGATGCTACGAGATACTTGAGTATTACTTTGCTGTTTCAGAAACCCCATCATGGAATTACTTTGCATACAATGCAGAGAAAATATTACAAGCAAAAAAAGATAGACTAAAAGACAGTCAAGAAAGAGCAGAGCGTAGACGAATGGCAAAGGAGTGGCTAAGTGAATAATACAGAGTCAAAATTAATTACTGCCGTTCTTCAGGATAAGCAGATACATGTTCTTCTGCAGGCCAACGTAGACAATCTTCTTAGAACCCACGGAGATATTTGGAACTTTGTAAGACTTTATTTTGAGAACAACTCATCCCTTCCTCCAGTAGACTTAGTAAGAGAAAAGTTTCGTGACTTTGATCCAGTCCCAGGTGTCGGTGCTACAAAGCATCATCTTGAAGAACTTCAAGGAGAGTATTTAAATGATAGCCTAAAGGATATCATTAGATCAGCAGCAACAAATGTGCAAAACAATCAGGGAACTGTTGCACTAAATGACCTTATTACAAAAACCTCAGAACTAAAAAAGAACACTGCTGCTATTCGTGATATTGATGTCACAGATCTAGAGTCTGCGATTGCTTACTTTGAAAATGTAAAGAAGCAACAAGCCCTAGGTCATGTTGGCATCAAGACTGGCTTGCCAGGATTTGATAACTACCTGCCATCTGGAATTATGCCAGGGCAGTTAGGAGTCTTCCTGGCATACCCAGGTATAGGAAAGTCCTGGTTAGCCCTGTACTTCGCTGTACAGGCCTGGAAACAGGGTAAGACACCCCTTGTAATCTCTCTTGAGATGTCAGAAACAGAAGTTCGTAATCGTGTATTTACTATTATGGGCGAAGGCCGTTGGTCACATAGAAAGATTAGCAATGGCGAGATTGAGATTGATATGCTAAAAGAATGGCATGCAAAGAATCTTCAAGGCAAGCCAGAGTTTCACATTATCTCAAACGATCAGGGTGGAGAAATCAACCCTTCAGTTCTCCGTGGAAAGATTGACCAGTACAAGCCAGACTTTGTAATCGTTGACTACCTTCAGTTAATGGCTCCTAACCAGAAGTCAGATAATGAAACAGTACGAATGAAGAACCTTTCAAGAGAACTTAAACTTATGGCTATTGGTGAAGAGGTTCCTATCATTGCTATCTCCTCTGCCACACCAGATGATGTTAATGACCTATCTTCAGTTCCTACATTAGGTCAAACGGCTTGGTCTAGACAGATTGCTTACGATGCTGACTGGGTCTTGGCACTTGGCCGTGGAACGAATAGCGATATCATTGAGTGTGCCTTTAGGAAGAACCGTAATGGATTTATGGGGGATTTCTTGGTTCAGTGTGACTTTGACAAGGGATACTACAGGTATAAAGACTTTGAAGATAAGTAGGTATAATATGGTATGTCACAAATTAAGGAGAACATACCTCCAGATTTCTATCACCACAAGCCACTTAAAAAGTTTTACATAAGTGGGATAATTCAAGACGAGGCTTTGCTTGGAAGATTAAAGATAGAGTATGTAAGATTATTAGTTTCAGAGATGAGGTTGAGTGGGTATGTTCCAAGAATTGATCTTGACCCAGACTTCACCTTACGGTATAATGATAGTAAAGACTTTTTTGAATTTGAGTTATCAGTACACGGAGTTTACGCAGGGAAAAGGAAGAGCGAATGCATAGCAGGGATAGACGGAACCAATCCAGTCCTTATACAGCCGAGCAAGTCAAAAGAGTCATCACTGGATCAGGTACAACAATCGAGTCAGAACTAGATGCAGACTTTATAATATTTTGTCCATTTCACAATAATCACAGAACACCAGCAGGAGAGGTCCATAAGACCAACGGAATGTTTTTTTGTTTCTCATGTCAAAAATCTGCAGACCTAATAGAGTTAGTAATGCACACATCTGGCAGGACGTATTTTGAATCGGCAAGGTTTATAAAGAGCAAAGAAAAAGAAAGCAACCTTTCAGTAGAGATTGACCGTGCTTTAATAAAACAAGAACAGTACAAGCCCTTTGATGAACTGATACTTAAGCGTTTGTATAATAATCTTATTTCATCAGATAGAGCAAAAGATTATTTTAGGTATCGTAAAATTGAACTTTCTTCTTGGTCAAAATTTTCTTTAGGCTATTCTGAAAAGCAAGATATGGTAACTGTTCCAGTACACAGCCCAGACGGAGTACCACTTGGGTTCGTTGGAAGATCTATTGAGGGCAAAGACTTTAAGAATACTCCAGGGCTTCCAAAAAGCAAGACTCTTTTTAATTTGCATCGTGTCAAGAAATCTGATATAGTATATGTTGTAGAGTCTTCGTTTGATGTAATTAGGCTTGACCAGTTAGGTATTCCTGCAGTTGCAACACTGGGGGCTAATGTATCAGGAAAACAAATAGAATTGCTTCAAAAGTATTTCAATAACATTATTGTTATTGCAGATAATGACGAAGCAGGGGGAAACATGAAAGATAGGATAGTTGAAAAACTTGGATCTCGTGTTTCTCTTGTACAACTAAATAAGCAATATAAAGACATAGGCGATATGCCAGACGAAGAAATTAAGACTTTGAGTTCTTCGTTTGACAAAACCATAGAG